CCTCAGTACATAATAAAGCTCTATGAGCTAAAATAGCAACAATAGGACATTGAGGTGTCTCATATAAAACAGATAATGCCTTTGCACGTAAATATTGACACATTAACTTATATTTACCACAAATGTTAAAAGTCCAAGAAAAAGAGGAAAAAAACCTTCTAGGATCCCTAATACATTGCTCTGATTCACCAAAAATCAACCTACAAAATGAAGCTTGACGAGGATCAATAATCTCATTAATTAAAATTGTAAATCCTAGATTTAAATAATCTAATGGAGTAGGTAAAGGAATAGTAGAAGGTACACCAAATAAACCATCGTCTCCTTCAACTAGACCAACTAATTCAGAATCACATATACCTTTAGAATCCATAATAAATAAAAATAACATTAAATTTGTAAAGCTATTACCTAAAGAAGTACACATTTCACCACTCATTCGTCGACCAACAACAGTCAATGAACATTTATTAGTCATATGCAACCTATTTTTACCCATAATAACTTCACAAATTTTAATGATATTACTATCACCTGGAAACATATATGTATACAACCTACACTCACAAATTTCCATAAAATTAGGAGTAAAATGACTCTCAAATGCCTTAAAATCACTGACAAAATATCGATAATTTGATCTTAATAACATAGAAACTCTAGAAACTTTATCAGTGATACTCAAACCTTTGACAAACCACCTTAAAGAAAACAAGGCGGCTTCAATTTTATGAAAATAAGGACCACAAAAAACCTTAAACATATCACATCTAGAATTTATAATACGTGGAAATTTAAACTCATCATAATATTCAGTTTTAGGAAATGATTTTATGAACTCACACATTCTACGATTGGGACTAGAAGAATAAAGTTTGTCATAAGCATCCCTATACTGTTTCAATCTAGCTTGATTAAACTTTAATTGTGAAAACCATTCCTCAAAAATGATGCTAAAATCAACTGGAGAAAAAGGAGTTAAATTGTTAAATAACCAATTTTCAACAAATAACTTAAATTTCAAGAGTATCACAGGATCAGCTTGAGGAATATCACGTAACAATCGCTTTTCAAAGCCAGTTTGAATAGTATAAGGATCATTGGTATCACAACAAATTGGCGCATATCCATCAACAACACAATAAGGTAAAGCACGATACATAGCACGCCTAGATTTCCTACATGAATTATTGAAAAATCTAATTGAGCCAAAATATTGTGATTTAATCAACCTAATCGGGACTTCATCGGACCTATATCCATAAGCTAAGATCCGTGAGTCCCGACTAATTAAAAATTTGTCTGAATATAATTTAACGCAATCATGCTAGTGCTATGTAAAACATTAGGTGCTAAACTAGCAGGTAATGCTAAAGGTCCACTAACATAACGCGTTATACGATCAATATCATTTAATGTCATAAATTGC